TGTTGCACTATCTAAAGCAACATCTGCCCAAGCACTTCCAGAATAAACTCTCATTCTATCTGTACCTGTATTAAAGTACATATCTCCTGCTGTCAGAGCATCACCATCATTATCTAATGTTGGATCAGAAGCCTTAGCTCCTAGATAGACATCATCAAACGCATCTGCTGAAGCTGCTGCTGCTGTTGCACTCGCTGCTGCTGCTGTTGCTTGAGTAGTAGCAGTAGAAGCTTGAGTCGTAGCAGTTGTTGCTGAAGTAGCAGCATTTGTTGCTTGAGTGGATGCAGTCGTGGCTGATGTCGCAGCGTTAGTGGCTGATGTCGCAGCTGCCGTTGCGGAACTTGCAGCCGCTGTCGCACTAGAAGCTGCTGCTGTTGCTTTTGTCGTAGCAGTTGATGCACTTGTTGAAGCAGAGGTAGCACTAGAAGCTGCTGCTGTTGCACTAGACGCTGCGTTAGTCTCTGCTGTCTCTGCGTTAGTCTCTGCTGTTTCAGCGTTAGTTTCAGCAGTTTCTGCATTAGTTTCTGCTGTTTCAGCTGCTGTCTGAGCAGTCTCAGCTGCTGTCTGAGCAGCATCTGCTCCAGTTTTAGAAGTAGCTGCTGCTGAAGCTGAACTAGCTGCTGCTGTGGCAGAACTTGCAGCTGCCGTAGCTGAAGTCGCTGCTGCGGTAGCAGAGGTTGCTGCTGCTGCTGCGTCTACAATTAGATCCCATTTGGCTGAATCAGCATTACTAGAAATTGGTAAAGCACCACTAGCAGTATGAACGGTATTACAAATATAAATATTATTATTACCAGTATCTTTAACAATATCTCGAACAACATAAGCAGTAGTTGCAGCCCATCCACCTTTGTAAACTCCGATTTCTTGAGTAATGTCTAAGCCACCAGAAGAATCAAATGCAAATAATTTACTTGCTCTAGCTGTAGCTGAACCTAATACCTCTACATCACCTACATCTGTTACCGTAGTAGCAAATTTAACTGTTCTATCTAAAGCATCTTGATGTTGTTGTGTGATAAAAGTTAATCTATCTAGTGCATCTTCGTGAGTTTCTGCTGGGAAAGGATCGTTCTCTACATAGTCCGTTCCTTGGGTAAGGGTTAAGACTCTTTCAATTACTACTGAATCGGAAGCTGATAATCCTGTTCCAAAGGTAACATTACCGCCTGCAGTTTCCCCTGCATCAGATACTGTGTAGTCTGTTGTTAGTGTTTTAAGTACATCATTAACATAAACCTTTAAATCTGCATCTGCGAATATCTTAAATGTGTACGCAAATACGGTCTGTGATGCTGATGCTGTATAACTTACTTTACTTGTTGTGCTTGATACTGCCATTTTTAACCTCTAATTGTTGTCGATTATAACAAATTATTCATCTGTGATACCTAAATATTCCTGAGCTTGTAAATTACCCTCTTTAGCTAATTCTCTCACTCTTTCAAACATTGCCTCTCTTGCTTTAATTGATGGTGCTTTCATTAGCTCTTGTACAAATACGTTACCATATATATTAGCAAAGATTCTTTGAGCTTTTTTATCTAAGCTATTGCTCTTTGCAGCTAGTGCCATAATCTCATCATCAGTCATCTGATAGCTTGGATCAAGTGCAATTTGGTTGATGGCATGGTTGGCTGCTAGTGTTTGCTGTGCAGACTCTTGCTTAACACCTTCTGCTGCATTAGTCAGTTCTTGTCTAATACCATAGTCAGATACTTTTAAGAACCTACCTATAGTATTCTCCAAGATAGGGAAGTGAAGTAACTCTTCAAGATCAGTTTTAATCTTTTCCAGGTTTTGTGTGTCGTATCTCTTATAGATGCCACCACCCATAGTATTCCACATATAACCAGTCATAGCCTTGTCACGTTCTGGGAATCCTGCATCCCATGTAGTTTGATTGATAGCAGAACGTTGTCTAAAGTTATCATAAGGCATTTGCCCTGACATATAGTCTTTCATAGCGCTTATAGAGGTTAATACTGGTGATAATGTAGGTAGTTGTCCAGCTGTATAGTCAATTACAGACCTAATATCTTGCTCTTTACCTTGTCCAAATATCTTCCAAGCTACACCGCTAAATACACGTCCAGTCTCATCTTGAGGTATTCTGAAGTAGATAGACTCACCATTCTCACCTAACCCAATAGGAATAATGATGTAATTCATCTTATCGTACTCAGATATACCGTCCATGATTGTTTTAGTTTCATCACCAAACATTCCAACAGCCATGCCATGCATTAACATCTTAGGGATAATATTAGCCTGAATTGTCTTGTACATGTATTCAGCAGGTCTGTCTTTCATTACCTCTAAGTCACCACGCCAACCCTCTTTCATAGCATTAGAGAACATGAATATATTATTAACTACTGGGTTGCCAGTACCTTTTCTCAAGAATGCTGGAGAACCTGCTTGTACACGGATCATGTGTCCTTGCATTTCAGGTGACATATCTGGGAATTTCTCTTTAATATACAAGTGAGCAGCTACTTTGTTTTGTCTTTCAATAGCTTGACCCATGTTTGTCATATGACGATACAACCACTTGAGAGGCATTGTAATTTCTTTTTTCCATACATGAGGCTTCTGATGATGACGCTTTAATAAACGCTCTGCTTCAGTATCAGCTTTAAAGTCATTACCTCTTTCTTCAATAGAGATTAACTCATTATTCTTATACATTTCCTTGATGATAGAATCAGGAATGCCGTAAACACTTCGTAATGCTGGCTTAAAACCTTGCTTCCAGTATTTGAAATATTGTAAGAACTGCTTGTAAGGAATAACTTTATCTGAACCTGTTGCTGGCAAGTTTTTAACAGTACGATTGTAGTCACGAACCATATTCACCATCCAGAAACCTGGATTAATATCTGTTAATACCGTTCTAATAGCGTTATTAAATGTTCTTGTAGCATTAATTACTGCATTACCATCTAATGGGTTTCTTTCAAATGCCTCAGCTACATACTTATCCAAGTAATAACCTTCCATCTTTCCGTTTCTTAGAACTCTTACCAGCTTTAAGTCTGGATTAGTAGACTCTATGAACTCGTTAAACTTACCTGTGAAACGTTTCTTAGCAGGCTCAAAAGCAAATACTTGTGGATCAGTCTTATTAGCAGTTCTGTAAAAATCAATCGTAGTATGTAATGCAATGTTCTGACTAGCTGCTCTCATTAGCATCATGTCATTAAGCATTGTTGTAGTGAAAGGATTAGCAATATCTTTCAATGTACCAATCTGTCCAAAGATACGACCACCAGTACCTGGACCGAAGTGTGCATCCATATACTCAATTACATCAAACTTAGCATACGCATCATTATCTTTCAGCTTATCCATAAGATGTTTAGGATACATGTTAGTTTGTTCTAGTCTATCAATTACCCACTCTTTACGAATAGTCCAATACTCGTTAGCTAATTCTGACAGTATAGGGCTTCTAGCTTCCATTTCAGCCATGCGTCTAGCTGCTGATGCCTCATCAAATCCTCTTGGGTTAGCTAGTTCACCACGCTCTTTTACAACACGTCTTAGGAACATGTATATTCCCATATCATCATGAGAAATGTTTGATTTTTCCATTCTATCAACAACACGACTACTCATGTCATTCATATAACCTTCAGCTTCTGATGCTTGGTAACGCATTTCATCAATCTTAAAGATAGGGTTTTTAGAATCTGGAATATTGCTAGACTTGTAGTTCTTTACATCTGAAATAATATACCAGTATTGATCTAATAAAATCTTTGCAAATTCTCTACCCTTGCCTTTAAAGACTGCTTCATTCTGGTCAAGACGATCAAAAAACTTCTTTTCACCTTCTTGGAATCCTTTTCTAAGTTTAGATTCAGCAGCATCTAGTGTCTTACCGTTAGTTAATTCTTCTTGAATCTTATCATAAGCTTGTTTGAATTTAGGCTTAGAGTTAATGAAATTAAAGAAACCTTCATACGCTGTTGGTGCAGTTAGTTTAGCAAACTGAGGATTAGTCATTAAAGCACTAAAGAAGTCCGCATATAGTTCTTTTGAATTATGACGATACTTAGTGTACTTAGGGTTAGCGTTTTCATCAAAAGGTCGCCATGCTTGAGTAACCTTCTTCAGCTCTTCTATCACAACATCACGACTTAGTAACTCTCTAGCTGTTACTTCTTTCTCAAACATCTCATGATATTTCTCTAATACTCTCTTACGAATGTCTTCTGATGGAGCTTTCTTTTCTTTACCAGAATTAATAATTTTTAATATCTCTGGATGAATCTTGCCACGCATTGCAGTCTTAGTAATATCTTTCTTTAGTTTTTTACCTGCATCTGATATAAGCTGGAATATTCTTGGGTCTACATCAGCACGCTTCATAACACCAGTAAAAATGTCTTTTATCTGCTGTGGAGTAATACCTAATTCTTTAATTTCAGGAACTTCAGATATTGCTTTAACTTCATTCTTAATGAACTTTTCAGCCTCATAACGTAACTTATTCTTCTCTTTCTGGGTCAGTGGCTTCTTACCGCCAGGTCTACCTTCCATGTAGGTATTAAGGTATTTTTTTAAACTCGCTAAACGACCAAGAATATTACCTCTTGACATTGTATAGTTTTCAGCACCTTCTAACCAATCAACCATGTGACCAATCTCATGAGCTACAGTTTTAGCAGCCATCTTAGGGTCTTTGAATATATCAGCACGAAGTTTAATCTTTCCAGTTTCTTTACCTTTTCCAGGAATATGAGAAAATAAACCTTGAGTACCTTCACCTAGATTCTTATAGATGCCTGGTAGTTTGCCATCCATCAATAGATCAACTATCTCTACTAATGCTGGCATAGTCATAATCTTGTTAGCTTGTGTACTACCCTCAATTAAACTTAGATTGTAACCACCATCTGAAGCCATACCTTTAGGTGTTACTCTAGCTTCTGGTGCGCCAGTAAAGTTGAACGCCTCTTCAGCAACCTTCTCGCCACTACTTTCTTCAAACTTCTTCAAAAACTTCTTTATCTCTCTGTAACTCTTCTGTGCTTGTTTTTTATCTGAAGCACCGAAGTCACCATTGAGCATATCCTGCTCCATCCTACCAATGTTCCCATCAAAACGTAGCTTAAACTCTTTAGCTTCGGCTATGATTTCTTTATTGGAATAGTCATAGTAATTAATGCCGTCATCTTTTGCTATGTCTTGCAACTGCTCTTTAAAGCTAAAAGGCAAGCCTTTAATAATTCCTCTATCAGCACCAAGCGCTTCAGCTTCACCTTTAGTAGTAGACTTGGCATAACCTAACGGTCTCATATTAGCATTACTCATAATTGCTACTGAATCGCCTTTAGCCTCTACTTCATTCTTGTAGATAATAGCGTCATAACCTCTAGTCTGTAGAATTTCTGCTAACTTTAAACTCTGTGCTTGAATACTTTGCTCATTACGAATAGTATTAAATTCTGCGTCAGTTAATTTAGCTGGATGGTTCTCATATTCTCTGGATAAGTTTTTAAGGAATGTAGCCGTCATTAACGGAGTACCTAACCCTTCAGTAGCCTCATCAAAATTCTCCCAAATACGGGCATCTAGTGGCTTGTTATACTTAACTTGAACTCTAACAAATGAAGCGTCATTCATTCCTGAAGCACGTCCTCTTGCTTGAGCGTCATTACCAAAGTGTAAGAATCCATTACCTTTAGAAACATCAAACCCCTTTTCAGCGATAATAGCTATATTTGCTGACTCTGTAGAATGAGTTGCAATTAATTGTGTTTCAATATCATGCTTAGGTATTTCTAATTTATCTATCTTGCCAAATGTATCTTTGAATACTGTTTCTGGTGGATAAAACCCTGTTGCTCTATACTCAGCATTAGCAGCATCTTTCGCTGCTTTATCTATTGCAAACGCTTCATACTCTGTTACTTTTGCTTCAGCTTGTTGAAGATAGTCTTTACCCACTGCCTGTTCTAATAGGTTTCTACCTTCTGTTTCTACTTCAACAGCTTCTTTTTCTTTACCAAGGGATCGAAGTTCTTCAGCTGTCTGTTTAACACCTTCCATTAGGTCTACTGCAGCTTGATCTCTAGGATCAAGTGTTTCAACTTTCTCCTGACGCATTTCTATGATTTTGTAAACTTCATCAAAACCTTCTGTTCTAATAATTTGTCTACCTTTAGATTCTGCAAAATCAGCAATAGCTTGAATACCTTTAATGCTCAAGTCACCTTCCATTTCCTTAATAGTCCAGTTACCATCTTCAGTTAATTTGAAAGTAATCTTATCTGGCAAGCCTTTAAACTCACCGTCAAAACGTGACATCACTTCCATCTCACCATTCTTGGCATCATAGTATCTTGATACTTGGAAATCCTGCTCGCCCACCTTAATAGTGCTACGAGATACCTGCTCAAGACGATTCATTACTTCTGCAACATGACGCATGTAATAATCTGGCATTACAAAGTTCTTCTTGCCTAATGTTTCTACTAATTCTCTAGCAAGCTCTGGATTATTTTTAATATGTTCTTTTACCGCTCTAGGGTCGATACCTGACTTAGCGTATAACTTCATTAAATTCTTACGAACGTAATACTCTGTACCTTGGTATTTACGCTTCATTAGGCTTTTGGTTTCTTTAAATCCTTTGTTACCACCTCTAAGAATTAATAGGTCGATTGCAGTATCTGTGAAGTTTTGCAATGTTGGGGTGTAGTCATGCACAAGTCCTGATGCCCCTACCATTGTTGTAGTTTCAGTTGTAAGCGTTGCACCACCTTTTACAATCTTGTTTGTTACACCAAGAGTCTCCATGGTCATAGCTGTACCTTTACCAACAACGCCTGTCAAAGCTCCGATTAGAAATTCCCAACTACCTTCTTCAGCAGCAGATGCTAATAAGTCAAACACGCCATGAGCGTCTACAACACCCATCTCCTCATCCATAAGATTAGTAAGCAAGTCTCTAAAGAATGCTGGCGCTGCAAATGCTGTTCCCATGCCACAACCTGCTCCTGCAATACCTGCCACTGCTGGTCCTCCTGGTGCAGCAGCTGTTCCACAAAACCAAGCGCCAGCAGCACCTGCTGGAATCATTATAGGCAGCTCACTTCCAATACCAGATATACGGAATAAAGTCTTCTTACCCCAGTCTTGGTTTTCGTAAGCCTGCAGTGTTAGTATCATTTCAGCTGCACTTTGTATTGCGTCTTCATCACCGTTTCTAATTTTTAGAAATTCATGCGCTAAACCAACTACTGCAGAGTCATAACCATACCCAGGAACATCTTCCCACTTCCACTCTTTAGTTAATAGTCCTTTTGGATCATCTTTAGCAAGTTGCTTAACTTTAAGAATTTTCTCCATGAAGGCGCGTGTTTCTTCACTTGCATCCTCAGGTATTTCAAACTCTGGCATCATAGCAAAACCCTTGCCTTTGGTCAGCTCCATTAACTTATAATTCTCTATCATTGCCACTAGGTTTTCATCTACTTCTGGCTTGCCAACTGTATCAGAGTTTGAAATTTGACGATAAGTATTAAACTGTTTTAATCCTGCCTGAACGTTTACCCATGGAACATCATTCTTTACAGATTCATCAATAAACTCTGCAATTTGAGGAGAGCCTGCCCACATTTGGTTTAGTAGCTCTTTTCTAGTTTCTGCACCCCATGCCTTGTATTCATTGTAGTTTGCTTCTGCATGCTCTGCTTCATCCCAACGCCCACCTTGATAGTCTTTTTCTAATTGAAACCAGTAGTTGTTACCATCATTAGCTTCAAACTGATATTGAAATCCTGGTGTTTTATCGTCTTCACGTTTAGGAATATCGAAATTGAACTTACCTTTACGACCACCTATCTCTATGTAAGGACTATAGCCAGAATCTAATCTATCTGTGATTGTTGAGAGTGTTGGTTTATTGACATTAGTAACAGTACGAACCCAGTTAGAGTTCTTGATACCCTCTTCTGCTTCAATCTCTGCATCAGTGAAACCCCATTGCTTGGCAGTATCTTGTATTCTTAACGCTTCTGCATTAATTTCATCAGGTGTAAAACCCCATTGCCCAGCATCTTGTAGTGTTGTCATTAATCAGCCTCAATTTCGTTAGCAATTCTTTCCATTTCTGCAGCAATTTCTTCGTCAGTTAGCACGACATCTTGTAATTCTAATCTGTAGCCATCTTGACGAATCTTACTGGTAATATCATACCCCATAATCGCCATACGTTCTTTCCACGCTTTCATTGATTCTCTGCCATCAAGGTATTGAGAATATCCTGGATGTTCACTATCAAACACAACTCTCATTCTTGCATCACCAGTTTGTATTTCTGCCATGCTTGAATCTGTTTGAGCCTTTGCCTGAACAGGAGTAGTCCCTAATGGGAAGTATGATGCTCTACCGTAAACCTTGTGAATTGTTTGACCACTATCTACAACCTGCTGGGCAACTACCTTTTTATCTACTACTGGACCATCTGGAGACACAAGGTCTACAACCTTATCAAATACTTTTTCTGCACCAGTATCAAACTCCGATACAGCGTCAATAGCGCTTTCAATTAATGTAGGGTCTGTCTCTTCTACTGGATCAACTTTTTCCACTACATTTGGCTCAATGCTGTTAATCGTGTCGATAATATCATTAACGATGTAGTCAGGGCTACTAGGAGAAAGCATCTTGTTCCAAGTAAGTCCGTTTTTACGACCTTCTGCTAATTCTTTCTCAATCATGGTATCGTACTTCCACAGCTTATTCTCAGCAGCTTCTTGAGCTTCAGATGCCATAACACTCTTGCCTTTCTGACCAAGCATTAACTTTTCAAATGTTGATAAATCTCCAGTAAATGATGATTTAGCATGGACTCTAGCAGCTTTCTTCTTTACAGTTATAGGGCTTGCTTTAGCAACCTCCTCTACGTCTTTCATTAACTTCTCAACTTCATCAGCTGGGATGTTCTTTTCGTTGGCTGCTACTCTTACCGCTTGCTTAATGTCCTCTGGAGTACGAGCAATATCATTCTCTTCAGACCAAGTTCCAGAAAGGATAGTGTCTTTAATAGTATTGTAATCACCCTTCCAAGGCTTCTTACTACCGCCTTCTAATTGACTTTTCCAGTACATCTTTTGTTCGAAATCAATGTTAGAGTTTTCAATCATAGCTAGTGTTAGCTTACCTTGAGAATGAAGTGCAGAGAATCCAGATTGAGTAGCATTGTCTGCAGCAGCTCTAGCCGTCTTTTCAACTGCTATACGAGTCTTACGATTAGAACGCATTCCATCAGTAATTTTTTTTCTCTGATCCTTGGTTAAAGTTGGGTCTGCATTAATACGTTTAATAGCATTACTGTAATCTACTTCTGTATATCCATTCACTAAATCTGAAGGGTCTAAGTTACGACCTTGTTGTCCATAAGCATTAGTGATTGCAATTTCCTCAACTAAAACAGTTTGAGCGTCATCCATGATTTTCTTCCACTCATTGCCGTCTCTATGAGGAGCGCCAGATAGGTGCATATTCTGTAGTGCATCAAAAGCAGACTGTTTATTCTCAACCAAAGGATCAGTTGTGATTGTTATCATGTGTTCTTTGATATTAATAGCATCTTTCGCTCTCAGCTTAGAATAGCGTTGCTTCATTCCCCACTGGTCAGCCTTGTTGAAAGCCTCTTGTCCTTTGTCCTGGAAATAAACACCAAATGCTGATACAGCTTTAGGATCGTATCCCTTATCTTCTACATAATCTTTCCAAAATGTATCATGATTCTGATTAGAGATGTCTGTGTAATAGTTAGGATCTATCTCTTGAGTTGGTACACCGTTTGCATCTTTAGCTAAACCACCTTCACGAAGGTTTTTATGCCATGCACGAGATTGTTTTAAATAAGCAACCTGCATATCATCAACTTGCTGACGAATCTCTGATTCACTTACTTCATCATTGAAGAATTTCTTAACATCATCTGCAACGTTAATCATTGTATGACCTAATGCTGTTATTTGTCTACCAGCTTGTCCAGCCTGATTAACCCACGATACACTACCACCAGAAGTGCCTTTATAGCCTATCTGTGTTCCTTGTCTTGATCTAATAGTAATTGCCATGTGTTATCCCATTATGCTTGCTGCTTTACCTATACCAGCAAGTAGTGAACCTGTTGCTTGTGACTGTGCAGCTGAGAATTTATCTGCTCCAGCTTGCCAGAACTTCCAAGCATCTTTAGCACCAGTTCTATATATCTGTGCTTTATCTTCTTGTAAATTATTTAAGGTTTGCATAGCAACTAACATAGGAGAGCCTTCACCTACAGCTACACCTGCGCCACCTGCTTGTGCGAATTGCATGTGCATTGCTTCTAGCATTTGACGCTGAAGAATTTTAGCTTCGTAATGCGCTCTTTCTAATTCTTGATGATATTCAACTTGTCCAGCAGCATAAGAAGCTTTACCAGCTTGCATTGCTCCTCTTGCAGCTATAACACCACCTGCGATTGCTGTTATACCGCCTGCATATTCTCCACTTGATGCCATAATTAATCGCTCACCGTTAATGTACCATGAATACCTAATACCGTTAATGGTAAAGGTTGTTCTTGTTTAATTTCAATAATACCATCTCTATCCCATCCGAGATTAGTAACTCGTTTATCACCTGTAAATAAACCGATACCTGAACTCATAGGAGTTGATGATGTTCTAAAAGGAAGTTGGTCGCCATTAATCTTAACACCTGTTGTATTAAGCAATCTAACTTTAACCTCATTCCATCTTTTCTTTAATCCTTGTGCCTTGCCTGCTTGAGAGCCTGCCTCAACACGCATAGTCTTTAATGTAGATGTATAGCCTAACCCTACTTCAATCGGAACATTAGTCCAGCCTGTAGGTACTGATATAGAAATAGCGCCACTTGATACCGTTGCATCTGGGAATACAGCGTCATTTATAACAATCTTAACCGTTTCCCCTTCTAAATGAGAAAGTCCACTTACAGAAGTTGTAGCAGTCGATACTATACCAGTAATACCCGAGTCTACATTTAACTCAGGGTCTATATATTCAATATATCTTACTGTTGAGCCATTTACAGTTCTCTTTACAGAAACCCATAATTGATCCTGTGTAGCATTAGTAATTACTGCAACACTTTCAACTTCAACATCTGTACCACCAATTTCATGCTCTGCCCAAGCAACAACATCTTCTGGACGCTCATAAGTCATACTTAATAGCTTTCCTGTTGAAGTACAAGACCATACAATAGAATCAGGCTCTTGCTGATAGTCCATATCCTTTAGATAACCTGTTGTAATGTGTTCTGCTAAGAGTGTCATATCTGGAGCAATATAACCGTCACTCTGATACTGGTAAGAGAACTCACGAACTTTACGTCTTGCTCTCTGTGTAAATAAAATAGCATTACCGATTTGTACTGGTGGAATAGTCCAACTACCGTATGTAGTTTGTTGAGTTACCATTACGTTAGATGGTGTCAAAGGTTCACCTGTTGGGCGACCTACTTTAAATTCACCACCACCTGTACCAACAATTAAGTCTCTACTTGGTTGTAGCCATCTAATTACATTTACCTTGTTAGTGGCAATAGCATACTCTAGTGCATCATCTGCGTTAGTACCAGTACGAATATCCTCGTATGAAGCTGTCTTAGAACCCCAGATAGTCTGAGGCTTTGCAGAAGTGCCAGCGAAGAACAACCTTTGTTCGTAGAATGATACTGTTCTTGGGTATCCGTTACTACTATTCCAAGGAGATGAGGCTTTCCACTGAAATGTAGGCGTTGTTAATGTCCAAGATGTATGACCAGTTCTTGATAGCTTTCTTGGTGCGTGATTACTATGACAGATATACATAACATCAGCTGATTGAGCAAAATGTAATTCTGGTAATTCAGCCTCAAGATATGGTGATGATATTTCATAAGCAGAACCACCAGATTGAATCTGACCGTTGTCCTTATAGAAACGAATATAAGTATCACCAAACTCTAGTACATAGGATTGAGTTACATTAAATTCAAAAGGAACAAGCCTTACTTCCTTAGCAGAAGTCTTTACTTCAGATACAAAGTATGTGCCTCCTCTACGAGCTGCCCCTCCATGAGGGTAGACAATCATATTGGTTAATTCACTACAACCGTTAAAATATTTCTTAAAGTCTATTTGTCCTTCAAGGCGAGGACTTAACTCCCCAGCAGTAAAGTTAGACTGAAATGGATGTACTCTAGCCATTTAACCCCTGAATGATGTAAATTCGTCTGAAACTATCCCGTCTATAAATCCTTCTAAACCATCAATACTTCTTGCTTCTGAAACCTTGTTCTCATAGATTTCCCACATCTGTTTAGTTAAGGTATTACTACCTGTAATAGAGTATGCTAATTCTGCTGTAAGTCTAGCAGTAAGTAACTCTGTGAACATTGGGTCAAATTTTGCAGTATCAGTAACTTGTGCAATATAAAGAATCTTTGCAGTGCCTTCATTTGATAGTAATTTTCTACCTTCAATCTTAAAATCATAATCATCATATTCCATCTTGAGAACACGAAGACAATAAGGACTGGTTGGTAGAGTAAACTCATAAGCATAATCAAATGCTGGAGTAGTTGTAAGTTTACTGAGTGCTTGTCTTTCTATTGCAAAGTTCCAAGGATGTGATCTTAATACAGCATCTCTTGTAGGTTCGTAGAAAGCGTTACAGAGTCTTGCTCTTTCTGTATCGTCAGTTAGGGATGTGATCGGATCGTCACCAAGTTTTCTTAATGCGTTTGAACAAATGGAAACCGCTGTTGCCATATCACTTCTCCTGAATGTAGTGAGGATGCCTAATTAAAGACACCCTCTGTTTTATTACTTTTTAATCAACTGTGTAGTAAACAGCAGATTTGATAGTACCAGTAATAGAAGCACCGCCAGTTGTGATTAACACATCTGTTGCAGAACTATTCTCATAACCAAAACCACCAATTACGCCATCTTCAGACATAATGATTTTACCGTTAGCAGCAGTTGAAGCTGTTGCAGCAATATAACGATCATCATCAGATGAATCACCTACTTTTAAAGTAGAAGAAGCACCTAAAGCATCGTGAACGATAGTTACATCATACACAATAGCACCTGCTGGCAAACGAGCGATAGTAATATCACTTCCACTTGCTAGAGCTGATGCCTCGTATGAATCATACGCAACACGAATACGACCATGAACTTGTGCAGAACTTGCCATTACAGCAGGTACTGCATCCATATTGGTGATATTTACACCTTTTACGCTAGACATAATAACCTCCTATTACTCTTGACACGCAATCTCTACTACTTTCTCGTCTTCAACACGAGTAGCACCGATTGTCATTGATAAAAATACTTGAGTAGCATAGTTCTTGTCATCACGCTCGCTGATACGAGTTTGAATCTCTGAACCCATTGCTAGACCAAGACCTGATTTATTATAAACAGTAACTTGACGGTTACCATCTGTATCAGTTCCTAAACGCTCTGAACGGATAAACTTAAATCCTAAGAAAGTATCTAATTGACCTTGTGCCAACGCTTTAACAGTGTTGTAGTCAGAAGACTTAACTTCAGTAGTATTTAATAAATCAGTTACTTGCTTTGCAGAAAGAATACAGAAACGCTCTTCATCAGCATCTACATCAGAACCATCTAAGATTTCCTTAGCAGAAAGAAGCTTTGCAACTGTTAAACCAGCAGAACCATGAACTACTTTTTGAGCAGATGGAAGTACGATAGTAGTACCACCAGCAACGCCACCATAAGCATTACCTACTGCAGCTTCAATAATTGCAGTATCCATAGCGCGACCCATTGCATTAGCACCAGCCATTGCATACTCGCTCTGTGGAGTGATTAACATACGAACCTTATCTTCCTGGTCGATTAGGTCAGCCCAATCGTAATCATCCATAGACACTCTACGTCTTGAATGTGGAGTATCCATACGAGGAGTATCTGAATGACGAGAAGTTCTCTTCTGTGCAGATACTGCTCCGATTCTCTCGAAGAAGTGGTTTTTACCTGTTACTGATTCGTAACGAACTGTGTCGCGTAATCTTGAACCTTTTTGTTGTGCAAGGTGCAATACATTACTTTTATACTGCTCGACAAATGCAGTAGTAATTTGAGTGGACATAACGCCCTCCTTTTATAATTAAACAAAAAAACGGTCATTATCCTTTCGGGTGTCCTGTCTATTACGTTGACTAAACGAGTTTAAGAACTACCTTTAACCTGCTGTTATCCGTGAGGGCAGCGTATGGTTACAAGCGCATTTTACCGCGCTTGCGTGTTATCTTACCACTAATTGTATGCTTTATCAAATAATTGTCGCATTTCTTCTTGAGCATCCTGATGTTTAGGATTTGTAGCATCCCAGTAAGGGTTAGATTTATCCCCATTTATCTGTTCAATACGCATCTTCGCATCAAGTGGACTCATTACTAGAGAGTTATTAGCAGTACCTTGTGCTGAATCCTCTGTTATATCTTTACCAGCATTAGCAAGTAGTCTAATTAGATCTGGATCATTACCATATCTAGGGTCAGCTAACTTCTGCTGAAGTTCAGGTGTTCCGTAGATACGCAATGCTCTTTGTGCAGCGGATAGACTTTTATCATAGTTAGCACCAAACTCTTTCTTTAGAACTTCTTCAGTTTCAACTCCTTTTGCATCGCCAGATACTTGTTCTTGATTCATTTGATAATCTATTGAGCCTTTCTGCCATTCAATTAAGCCTTGCATTTGTTTAGGTGATAATCCTAAATCATGTCCTGTTTGTTTAAATGAACTCATCATTTCCTCTGGATAATATTGTTCATATCCAGTAGGTACATCAACCTCGTAACCATCTGCTGTTTCAGGTCTACCAAGTTTAGTATATAGTTCGCTCATTTCCTCATCATTCTTCGGGATAGGTATTCTACTGCCCATCATCTTCTGCTGATGAATAAGTGTTTTTGCAGCTGATTCGGTATCATTAATACTTGCAAGCGTTGGATCTGCTCGTAATTCCTCTGACAACCCCTCACGCCAATCTTGGTTACCACTCTCAACAGGTGCAACTACTGCATTATCCGTTGTTTCTGTGACCATTTCTTCACTCATAGTTTTATTCCTCTTTTATATTACACATATTTAAAATACGAAGATATACAGCTCTTTCGCCTTCTCTCCTCGCGGTTTCATACGAGTCACCTTTTACATAGGATTCCCGTAGTTGATATGCCTTGCGTAGGTCATCTAGGACTTTACCCCCAGATATAGACCCAAAACAATCAGCATAATCTCTTTTTATTTTAGCAATAGCTCTAGGCATTATTCCATAGCCCCCATCATTGCTTCTACACCTGCTTGTGTCTGCTCAACATTTTCAGGTGTTATTTGTTCAGCGATTGGAGCAGCAGTAGCAGCCATCTCAACACCTTGTTGTGCTTGTTGCATAGCCATCATTTCTTCTTGTTGCTCTTGTTGTGCTTTACGCTGTTCTGCAATCTCTTGAGGATCACGCATAATATCTTTAGGAACACCTAACAATTCAGCACGAGAACGAATTGCGGCATCATGATCTATGTTATCCATAACTTCTGGTGCAATCTGTGCAAGGTTAGCAGCCATCTCATACAATCTTTCTACTGCTGTAGCCTCTTCCATTCTTTGTGAACGAGCAAGTGGACCAACATACTCAATATCTATAGCAACACCATCTAATGCTCCTGGAGCAGGTGCAAACATTTCATTACGTTGCATAATTGCAAAACATCTCTCAATAAGAGGATTAAGGAACTCTGTTTGGAATCTACCTAAAGTAGGACCAAGCAATCTTTGCATTAATTCATAACGAACCTGTACTTCTGTTGCAGTCATCTGTGGACCTTGCTGAAGTTCTAATTGATCTGAGAAGAACGCTTGTTTAATAGCACCTCTTAATTCAGACTCTTTCATATCAGATACATCAAATCTTGCACCAGTATTAAGTGGTTTGATTGCGCCATCTCTACGAACTACAGTAATACCCGATGGATTTGTCTTAACACGACCAATTACACCGTCATCTTCTACTAGAAGTGGTGGATCAATAGCTTTCGCCCACGCTTTAAGCCCTAACTCTACTGCTTTGTTAAGAGTTTTAATATCTGGTAAAGCGTTATAAGCAGGCGAACGACCATATTCCTCCCCCGAGGCTTTAGACCATCTTGTTACAAGATATGGCATTTCGTTATAACCACCTTCCTGTACTACATTTTTATCTTCTTTACTTATATGTATAGAAATCCAAGGTAATTTTGTCTTCTTACCACCATGATATTCCTCTGATGGCATTACACAATGAATAAAAGTGAATTTCTTATCAGGATTATTCTCAAAAGCTTCTTGAATCTTTGGACCTACTGCATCACCCCACTTTTGTTTGGCTTGTCTAGCAGTATATTGAAACTTTCTATATAAGGTATCAATCTTACCTTCATGATTCTCTGAGATGAAATATTCTGAAATATGTAATGTTCTGAAGTTAAACCCTTGTTCAGCTTCTTCTGTTTCAATACACGCTGTACCAATAGAACAAATATCAAGATAAAACTCATGCACTTCTGTATTAAAGTTAGATGAATTAAATGCCTTATACATTCTATTTCGACAATCCTCTAACCAAACCTGAACATCTCTACTCTGGTTAAGATTCTCATCACGAACCCTTAGATGAAACCAAGGTAATGATGCTGAAGTTAATGTTCCTTGTAATGATGCTGCTAATAATGTATTCGCATGTATAGCAGAAGAATCATATAACTTCTCTGTACGCTTTGAACCTTTAGCATACTGAACCGTTACTTCTGCCTTACGAGGCATTACATAATCAAGAATCTCTTGCCAATGAACTTCCCATGTTTGTTTTCCTGATTCTAAACGAGCTAATCGTTTTAATATTTGTTCGACCATACGTTACTCCTACTTTTTACCTGAGCCAAGTAAAGAACGAGTTTTAATTGTCGCTTCATCTTGATCTCCTTCACCGCCAGTTAGCAATAAAGAGTATCTGCCTTTTTTCTTGCGCTCTAATAATTCTGTTCTTGTATCTTCAAGTTCCTTATCCATAGTTTCTTGCTCTTCCTCTCTTGCACGAGATTCTGCAGCGTAATCTACAGGTGGTGGTGGTACATACGGTGCTGATTTCTTACCCATTGTTATCTCCTAACCATTTACATTCGCGGTCAAGCATACCATATATGTTGGCATCCTTTCCCTTTTCTGATATTTCTCGCATAGTCCCTTCAAGGGTAAAACCAAGGTTTTTAAGTAACTTATTAGCCCTTTTGTTGTCCGTTTCGGTATATGCTGTAATTCTGTGACACTTGAGTTGTCTGAAAGGATATTCAAAGAAGTAGCGCAAATTGCGTTTCGTGAAACATCTTTTGTCTTCAAAAGCACCAGAGAATGTAATATCCTCTACACGGTACTCACTAAAAACTACTCCACCTACTAATTTGTCATCTTCAAAAAAACCAAAATTGACACTATCACCAAAAGTAGTAGCATCTACTCGTTCTGCTACCCAATCCGTGACTTCTTGCCCCGCATTAGGTTTGATTTCGATCATTTAAGCAGTGATTCTTTCTTTTTCCAAAACTCTCTTTCAGCCAATAGTGATGCTTGAGGCGCTGCAACGCCATCTTTTGTAGATGCTTTAGCTATCTTAGCTTTATCAATATCTTCTGTAGTCTTTTTATCCAACTCTTCTCTATCAACTGCATCTGGAACAGATGTCATCGGCTGAATAAAAGGCTGTGGTGCGCTTTTCTTTCCCATATTAACTACCTAATAATGATTTCTTTTTAATATCTGGACTTCCTAAAACGCCTTTTCCACCTGTTAGTAGTGTGCCGTAACGACCTTTTTTCTTTTTTTTCAATAAAGTCTCTTTTTTCAATAAAGTCTCTGTAGCTTCTGGCATTTCTACTTCATTATCTGGAATTACATCTTTAACAACGCTTTCTGGTTTTTCTAAAATGTTTGTTCCAGATTTTTTTGCAGCAAACGCTCTTACTAATGGCGCTGCTGGGTCTTTCGATGGTGCAACGAGATTTTTGAAAACTCTTACTACTCCGCCCATGGTTTTCTCCTATGTAAATATATTAACTACCTAATAATGATTTCTTTTCAATATCTACACCACCTGTAACGCCTTTTCCGCCTGTCAGTAGTGTTGAGTAACGACCTTTCTTCTTCTTTTTAAGTAAAGTCTCTTTCTTTTTAAGTAAAGTCTCTTCAGTCTCTGGTGGAGCTTCTACTTCGTTTTCAATTGGCTTTCCAGTCACAATTGCAGACATACCTCTTCTTCCAGCGTCTTGTAGATCTTGTGGCGCTGATACTCCAGCACTATCTTTAAAATCCATAACGGGTAAAGGTGTACTACCACGCCTCATGCTTTTGACTAATCTTACTACTCCGCCCATGGTTTTCTCCTATGTAAATATATTAAAGTCACTATCTGCTTGATACTGTCTAGGTTGTGTATCGTGTACCCTAGCATGTCTTAATGACAAAACAGCATATCTCATAGCAGAAATCAAGTCATCTCTGAACGGAACAATTCGTCCTTCCTTCCTGTGATACATCCGTAATTCTTCAAATATCTCAGGCTGATTCGAGAATATCTTTAGTCTACCCGTTTTCATCCTTTCAAGCAAGTCCATTATACCTGATTCTAACGAAACCCCTCCAGAACCCTCTTTTAATCCTGCAATCGGAGGATTAGTGAACCAACCACCCCAAGACCTATTATCTCCTTTTAGCATGTTTACACCTAATTCGCGGTATTGATCTGCTAGTGGAGTACCAGATCCTTTATCTGCTTGACGACCATCTCTCGGCCAGATCACTGGTATCCACTTTGGTCTTGCATTAATAGCAGCTGCATGCACTGCAGGCACTTCTTGTCTTTGTGAATAAGTGTCATATATATAAACAATATCTGCATCTCTATCCCAAGCTATCCACGCTGCTGTAGTCGGGTGATCCCAACCATAGTCCATGCCACAAACCCTGGGAAAGTGAGCAGGTATTTCAAATGGTTCACACTTAATGGAATCTTCTGGCACTGGAAACACTAAACCTGAGCCAAGAGAAGGAATCCCTTGTTCACGCATCTTTCTTTCATGAGGTGGTAGTGCTGCTAATATCTGTTCTTTAACCTCTTCAGTCATGTGAGGTGCATCATCCCACCCTGCTTGTTGCATATACTGACCTGGTTTAAGATCATTAATAAATTGAGCGATTGTTTCAGTCATTCCACTCTCAGGAGTAAATGTCATATACACCATGCCTGCTTTATCTGCTGTACGAGTAACTGCTTGTGAATAAATATCTTGTGGTGGCTCTTCATCTAGCCAAATAACGTCTAATGATTCACCCATCCACTTCTCTTTACCCATCTCATAGGCTTTAAAACCGATTCTCGACCAGCCTCCACTAACATGTTTAACCATGGCAGAGTTGTGGGCGTGAGGCACACCTGGTTTACGAGTAGTTTCACCCATTAAACTTAAAGGAATAGCACCTGTTCCCCTAGCAGAAGGGTCGTCAGGTTGTCCAAATAACTCTTTTTGACAAATATCACGAGTGGTTTCATTAGATGCACCACCTGCCCAAGCTCTAATAGGTCTATCCCATTTCCTACCTTGCCACCACTTAGGATACAATCCAGTTAAATGAAAGGCTAATTCTGCTGCACCACAAAAAGATTTACCAATACGGTTACCAGCCATCAATAATTTCTGAGATGCTATTGTATTATGATATTTCTCTTGATAATCATAAGGACGATAATGCTTTAACTTGTTATGATCCTGCCTAAACTGAAGTTCTTTAGCAATTTTTAATGCTTCTTCAATACTCATTCTTCTTCCTGTGCCAAGAGTTGGGTATCTTGTTGAATCATCTCAGCTAACATTACAATAACATGAGATTCAACATCATTAGTCTTAACTCCAACTTTAATCTGTTGAGCTAAACTCCAGATCGATCTCAATTTAACTTTACAATCTTCAATATTATGCTTCATTTTCCCTCTAAAAAGTAAAAGTGTTTCCCTACTGAGCGTTGGTCACTTATCCCTTACACAGCAGTATTATTAGTTTTATCTAATATACATCAAACTCCTACCTGTGTAGAAACTTCTGGGGTTACATCGATGATATTTGCGTTTAAAAGACGATTTAACTCTTCCTTCAACTCTTCATCTGACTTCTTATCCATGCCTGAGATCTCTATCTGGTTAATAGCATTAAACCCTGCTCTATCCAACAAATCCTTGCAAGCCTGCAATCGAACGCTATCATTTGTAGCATTTTTAGCCAATTCCAAAACCCCTGCAAGCCCTAGTGTAGCGCTATCTGCAATCATTCTAACGGTTTCATCTTTGATCTTATCAGCAAACTTCCTTTTCAACTGATAGCCTTTCTGCTTTGCAGTATCCTTGCTATACCCTGCGCCAATAGCACAAGCAGAAGCGTTCCCTGCCCACTGTGACCCCACGAAAAGCCTTATAAACTCTGCCTGTTGGTCGTTTCTAACTAAATCTGTACTCATAATCCTCTCTGGTTACCTTGTTTACTTAGGTAAATTATAATCAATTTTCCCTCCGCTGTGTGGAATTAACCTTATGTATATAGCACGGGTAGCCGTTTGGGGGGTCGGGGTCGTTTAAATCGCGTGAAATCGCTGTAGCACGGGGGTTTTATAGGGTTTTTACACCAGGCGACAAATGCTGGGAGCGAGTGAGAGTGAATGAACAACGTTATTCATTGAATATCTATTGGTTAGTTATTGATTAACACTTAACCAGGTTAGGGTTACTGGTTTATATATATATAACTGTTATAGGTAATCACTATACCAGGAGCATTGTATTAAACCTTTATTAGTTGTCGCTGTCGCACCCCTATGCTGGTAAACATTACACAAATGATATTATCATTGCTAGAGCGGTTATATTGCACCAGTTAAGCATGGATAACAAGTAAATAGAATTAATTAATAAATACATTGCTACATAGTGGGAAGTATGTTTATAATATAAAGGCAATTTTGCAAACATGGAGCAACAACTATGGAAACATACGAAACGCAAGAGATGACCAGGAGCGAAGCGTACGCGTTCGCTGATTGGCATAGTAAGACAATCGGAACGGAATACGAAGTTAATACAACTGGGTATGTAGAAAACTATAACGAAAATTACTACGTTGTGGGTTGGGATATGTTACCTATTGAGATAGGACTTTGCAGGGCTTGGGAGCAATCGCACATACCAGCACCAACTGATGACGATGTAAAAGCTGGACGCGTGGACGTTCGAGGCTGGGTTGGAGGTTTGTTATGAGTAACTGGGTCGAGGACGAAAACAAAACAAGAGATGTTTTAATAATTGCTGGCATGGTATTTTGTATTACTATGCTGGCATTAATCAATACTGGAGTAATACTATGATAAAAGATATTAAAAGAGATTTAATAGAACTGAGAGGCGCAACGGTTGATATTTTCGGGCAATCGCAAGTTTTACCAGCACGAAGCGAGGACGATATTACAGTCGATATACTTGAACTAGTGGACGCGCTGGGAGATTGTGAAATTACTAATAATAGGGTATGCGCTTTATTAGAAGTTGAAAGTGTTGACGATATTGAAAATCTAGACTATAAACACGCTGACAATTCTTATAACTGGGGGGGTATGATTTCGAACGATTTTGATTATAGAATATATACACCAGCGCAAGGCGAGGGCATTGTTTTAGCTGTTAAATTTCATAGGTTCGGAGATGTGAGAGGGAATTACACTGACACGGCTTATTGCTTACTTAATGACGAGCATGAACTACACGAGATATTTAACGAGCAATTTCATGACTTTTATATAATAGTCGAGAGCATGGAGTTTTCTTGCACCAGTCGTATTAATGATGAATATATAAGATGTAGCGCAAAAACCAACACGGGTTACATTGACTTAGATGTTGTAGGTTATGATAGATCTGACGTACTGGCTGAACTGGTTAAAGAGTTTGAGGAGGTAGCATAATGGAGTGGATTAGCACACCAACGCACGGGTATTTGCGCGTTAAACGCTCAGACATGCAAGGTTTTAAGCCGTCA